TGACACTGTTCCTTCTGGTAAGGCAGGTCTGAGCGTTGCTGCTACTGAGAACCTGGGTGTTTATGGTGAAGTCAGCTTCGTCGGTTCTGGCGTTGCTGGTGTTGACCGTGGTTACGGCACCAAGGCTGGTGTTAAGTGGACCTTCTGATTCACTGAATCCGTGCTATAATACTGGGGACTTCGGTCCCCCTTTTTTTATGCTTAAAAAGATTCTCCTTCACCCAGTTACGCACTTCAATCTTTTGGTTGTTGGATTTTTAGCTTTGATTCAATCTATGCATACACACGCTCATTACACAATGGAGATTGATGCTGATAGTTATGTCTACAACTTTTGTAGAAAAAATGTAGAGAAGTGCCAAAAATTTATCGATAAAGACTACTGATGACCATACCATTCTTTGTTGAAGAACCTATTACTTGGAAGAAAGTAGAAGTTCCTTATGATATCGTCCAGTATTGTGATGCTTTCACTATTGACGCGGATCGTGAAGACCTCCGCTATATTGATTGTGTGTGGATGCATATGGGATATTATGGTGTTCCAACACACGTTATGAAGGCAGTGAGAGAAGAATGGAATCCTTCTGTGGTGCCAGTTTTTGAGTAGTGTTAAATACTATTGGACGTGCGAATACTTCCCAGATGAAAATTAATCTCTGGTATTGTAAGAGAATGAATCAATGGCGTTGGACCCTGACTGATGAAACAGACGATCGTAGAATGGAGTCAGGACAACGCCCAGATTTAAGAGTAGCAATGGAAGATGTTGCCAAAACCGTAGAGTATATGCTACAATAACAACATAAGGGCGATTAACTCAGCGGTAGAGTGCCTCCTTTACACGGAGTAGGTCGGCGGTTCGAATCCGTCATCGCCCATTATAAATACTTCAAACATTCCTGATTGAAGTAAGGAACACATTATATTGACCAATGGATAACATAAAGGTAAGGTGCCGCTCTTGTAGTAGAGAGTTGGAAGGGCACCCAAGTAAGACCGTCTCTTGCGGTTGTTCTAATATGACAACTATTCGTGGTGAGAAGATTTCGGCAGTTGACTTATCGTTAGTTGTTATGTTAAACTCTTATCAATCCAAAGGAAAGACAAACGTTCTTTCCAATGAGGATATTCTCTGGCAAGAGCAGAGAAGGCAACGCAAGGTTCGTAAACTGGACTTTGAAGTTCGCTAAAAGTTCTAATTTTTATAAATAAATTAGAACCATAAATAACTTTATGCCATATAAGGATAAAGAAAAGCAAAGAGAAGCACAACGACTCTGGGCACAAAAACAAAGTTCTGAATTCAAAAAGGTAAAATACCAAAGAGAAAAGAACAATAAACAGTTGATGGTTGAAAAATTAAATCAACTTAAAATGGATCGTGGATGTTGTGATCTCTGTGGTGATTATCATCCTCCTTGTTGTTTTGATTTTCATCATATAGATAAATCAAGCAAAGAAAGAGAGGTTGCAACCTTAGCACATAAAGGATATAAGTGGGAGACAATCCAAGCAGAGATAGATAAGTGCTATATGCTCTGTGCTCCCTGCCATCGTAAAATACACGCTGGTTTATTGGAAATTATAGGGTGAGTTGGCAGAGCGGTTTATTGCGTTAGTCTTGAAAACTAATGTGTCTTCACGGGCACCCTCGGTTCGAATCCGAGACTCACCGTTTAAGATAAGTTACAAATTTAATATTTTCTTCAACACTGTTACGAAATGAACACTTTGTTGACAGTTTAGAAGTACCTGCTATCATAGCTAGTAGATACTAAACGTCAACAAAATGGATCAACACACCTATAATAATTGGGTGAAGATCAAAGAGACCTTCGAAAAGTCTGGTAATACAGACAATATGTTTTACAAAAGAGCCTGTGCTATTACATCTGGAAAACCAGATCCATTGGAGCACATATTAGGAAGACCACCTTTGTATGGCAAACAAAATGGAACCGATTGAACCTAATCCTTTAGTGACAAGACAAGAGTGTCAGGAGATGATTGATGCTGCCATACGTCGTCACAATCGGAATGCTTCGATTATTAGTATGTGTGTTGGTTGGGTTGTTCTTGCACTTTTTGCTGAAGGTCTACTTCGACTTATCGGAGTAATACCACCTGTTTTCCCATGGTTGAACATCACATTGTAGAGTGGATAGGTGTTATCACCTTATTTCTTTTCGGTATCACTATGATTTGTCAAGGACATTTCATTTATCACGGAAAGCGTGGTTATAGACACTCTGAACGTGAAAAAGAAAAAATGAGTAATGCTCGCAAACAAGTAGAGGATTTATTCAAAAACAAATGACCGAAGAAGACTACCAACAGTTACAGGAAAGGGTCAAAGAATTGAGAATGGCATTGTTATTTGAGGAACCTTGTCCTCTTTACGAAGAGGTTGAAGATGAACTGGACTGAATTTATTGAGTTTATTGCTAGTGTTTTATACCTTTATATTGCCTGGTTAAGTGGAATCTTACTTGGATATCTTATCGGTAGGAGGGATGGGGGAGATTTATGAACAACTACATAAAGCAATGGAACTAATAAAATGAAAGTAGGATTAATTGGTTTAGGAAGAATGGGCGAAGGAATGTCTCGCCGCATGAGATCCAGGGGGAATATCGAAGTCTGGGGTTACAGGAGAAATTATGCAAAAGCACAAGAAGCATATGAAAGTGGATATGTGGACGGCGTTACAACTGACATTGAAAATCTTGTTAAAGTAGTAAAGTCCAAAAAGAATGGTGGAATAGCACCAGGCATCTTCATGATGGTTGTGCCAGCAGAAACAGTAGAGGAGACCATTAATGAATTACTACGATTTTGTAGTGAGGGCGATATTATTATTGATCATGGCAATAGCAATTTTAAAGACAGTCGGAAAAGAGCAGAACGCCTTGCAAAACTGGGCGTCCAATATATTGACTGTGGCACTAGTGGTGGTGTTTACGGTTTGGATCGCGGATACTGTCTTATGGTTGGTGGCGGAGATACTGCAGTCGCCACTTGTGCGCCTATCTTTAGAGCACTCGCCCCAGGTATCGGGTCTGCCCATCGCACTGACCCTATGAGTTGGGAGAGATCCGCTGAGTATGGTTGGTTACATTGTGGTCCGTCAGGCGCAGGTCATTTCGTAAAAATGGTACATAATGGAATCGAATACGGAATCATGCAGGCATACGCCGAAGGATTTAATATCCTGCATGAGGCTAATGCTGGGAGTAAGTACGTCAAGGCAGGTGATGCTGAAGTTGCTCCAATGGATAATCCAAAGGATTATTGTTATGATATTGACGTTGCTGAGGTGGCTGAGTTATGGCGTCGTGGTAGTGTTGTTGGTAGTTGGTTACTCGATCTTACCGCTGCTGTACTACGAAATGATAGACAGCTTAGCAAATTCGATGGGGGAGTTAGCGACAGTGGTGAGGGTCGTTGGACGGTTCACGCTGCTGTGGATCTTGGCGTACCCGCTCCTGTCATCAGCACTGCGCTGTATGAGCGTTTTAACTCACGCAGTCTTGGTGCTTTCGCGTCCAAGGTTCTAAATGGTATGAGATATATGTTTGGGGGACATCACGTAAGGTAATGGAACACTTGTTAGGAAAAGCACTCATTATAGTGGCAATACCCTTTGTAATCGCTACAATTTACTTCGGTTCTAAGAAGGGGCACTACTATGAATCCGAACACTATAAGGGCAATGGAACCGCACACTAGAATGCGGTTTCACTTTGCCTGGTCTTCATTTTCAAGAATGTATGGAGTCAGTCATGTCTCATCAGATATGATTGACTTTTGCTATGATTGGGCACACACAGAACAAGAAGCACCACTCGATTGTTTAAACCACGTAGACCGATATTTTAGAGCATTATGGACAGAATCACAGAACTAGAAAATGAGAATCGCTGGTTAAAGGAAGAGATTCGAAGACTGAGACATCAGTTATCAATAGAAAAGGAAAAAGAATGGGCACATCCAGAATCATGTTTGAATAACTGTAACCCCTGGGAAACATGGAAGTCCAACTAGGCATTCTGTTTTTTATGTGTATGTTTGGCGTATTTTTATTTGTAGTTTCTATTTTAACGGACTGGTAATGGGACATTTCGCACGCTGGACATTAGAAACACCAGTAACATTAGGATTTCTTTGTTATCTTTTGGTGGTAGTTCCTATCTTGGGTATCTGGTTGGTTCACAAATACAACTGGCAGCACTGGGAACCATTTGACAAGCACGACAAAAAGTAGTATAATTAGTTCTGTTGAGAGGGAGGAAACCACCACCCACCACCTTCCTTTCAACTGCGGCACTTCGGTTCGGTAGGTTCTTGAAGTGGCGGCGATGAAGAGAACCTACCACTTCGGAATGTAGCTCAGTTTGGTAGAGCACTGCTTTTGGGAAGCAGGGGTCGCAGGTTCGAATCCTGTCATTCCGATTGCCAGTTTTTCAACTGGCATCCTTGACTAAATATCATTCAAACCTTATAATAAACGGGTTAACCAAACACAACAATGGCACTGACTGAAAAATTCAAGAAAGATATCAGCACTTTGCGTGCTGCTGCTAACGGCGAAATTTTCCTTGATGTAAAGAATCCGAAACTTTTCAAAAAGGTTCGCCGCTTCTACGAAAATGAAGGAGTAGTGTTCTCTGGAGACCCTCTTGATGATTATGAAATGTTGATGGAGCAAATCTACAGCGATCTTGAAGTTGTTGAGGTTAGTCAATGAAAGTGGTGAAAAAACCAACTGTTCTTATGGAGCAGTTTCCTTATCGTTATGTTCAAGTTGGCACTCTGGAAATCAATGGAAAACCAGATTGCCGTATTCAAAAAGTAGATTCCTATACTGGTCGTTATCGGGATATGTATCTCTGTGATAACGAAATGCAGTTGCTAACTGCTATGGAAGACTTTGAATACACTAAATGGTTAGACCCTGATATGGTTCCTTGCTATGTCAAGGATGATGAAGACACGGAGAGTCTATAAATCTGCCCTGGTCGGGATGGTCAAAAGACCCTCGCGTTTCCTAGTTCGTAAAACTAGGTGGTGGAGTCAATCCCCTTATGCCCGTGATGGAGACACGAAAACAACCCTGGTGCGGATGGGGTATCTCCCCGCCTAGTTTCTTGCTTCTAGTCAAAGAGCAAGTGGCGAGCCTGCAAAACCTAATCAGAACCCAGAGGGAGGTTGCATAAACCTCTCTTTTTTAGTATAATGATAAAAACTAAATTGTTTAATGAAAGTTGCTTTAATTACTGGTATTACGGGGCAAGATGGGTCTTACCTAGCAGAACTTCTCCTTGAAAAGGGATATGAAGTTCATGGTATTGTTCGTCGCTCTTCTCTTATCAATACTGCCCGTATTGACCATATTTTTGAAAAATTAAATCTTCATTACGGTGATCTTACAGATTCTAGTAACCTAGTTAGTATTATCAAAAAAGTAGAACCTGATGAAATATATAATCTAGGTGCTCAAAGTCATGTAAAAGTTTCTTTTGAAACTCCTGAGTATACTGGTCAAGTTGATGCTCTTGGTACTCTTCGCATTCTAGAAGCAGTTCGTCTTCTTGGTATGGAAGATAAAGTTCGTATCTATCAAGCATCTACATCAGAATTGTATGGTTTAGTTCAGGAAGTTCCTCAAAGAGAAACTACTCCGTTTTACCCACGCTCACCTTATGGTGTTGCTAAACTCTACGGATACTGGATCGTTAAAAACTATAGAGAATCCTATGGACTACATGCAAGTTCTGGAATACTTTTCAATCACGAAAGCCCCCGACGCGGAGAAACGTTTGTTACCCGTAAAATTACCAGAGGATTGTCCCGTATTTCAACTGGGCAACAGGACGTATTATCTCTCGGAAACCTTGATGCACGAAGGGATTGGGGACACGCAAAAGACTTTGTAGAAGCAATGTGGTTGATGCTTCAGCAGGAGCAACCTGATGATTATGTCATTGCTACAGGTGTTCAGTATTCTGTTCGTGAGTTTGTTGAAGAGGCAGCACCCTACTTTGGTATGAATATTGAGTGGATGGGTGAAGGTCTTGATGAAGTTGGATATGATTGGAATACAAAACGTGCTGTCATCAAAGTAAATCCAAAATACTTCCGTCCAGCAGAAGTTGAAACTCTTCTTGGTGATCCTTCTAAAGCAAAAGAAAAACTTGGTTGGGAACCAAAAACTTCGTTTAAAGATCTGGTAGAAGATATGTGTATCTATGGTCAGTGATATGAAAATTGTTCTGTGGGGTAAGAAACTTCATACTGATACTTATTCTTATATTCAGTATGGATACTATAGGGCTGCTGAATACCTTGGATACACTGTTGAGTGGTATGGTGATGAAGATGATGTAAGAGGAGTTGATTTTTCTAATTCAATTTTTCTCACAGAAGCAAGTGCTTGCGAAAAAATGCCTCTTCGTAAGGACTGTAAGTATTTTATTCATTGCTCCGACAAAGCATTTCTATATGATTGGAGGAAAAAGTATGGTGATGTAGAAGTTTATAACTTCATTCCAGAATCATATGGGTATACTTGGCCAGATAATCTTGAACGGATTGATAATGAGATTTGGTATCATGAAGAGTCAAAGACTATTGTTACCAAGTGGGCATCAGATCTTCTTCCTCCAGAAATTGATGAATGTCCAGTTCAACTCTACGATGATTCTTTAGATACATCGTATTTTATTGGAACTCTTCAAGGTTCTAATATTAATACGTTTGCTGAAATTCATAAAACGCATGGTAAAAAATTAGTATGTGGTGGTGGATGGCAGGGAATCTATGTAAATCAAGTACCAGATATGAATCAAACCATTGAGATGGTTAGGAATTCATATCTTTCATTTGATATTAGAGAGGATATTCACTTTAAGATGAAAAAGTATTATCCTTGTAGAGTTTTCAAAAATATTAGTTATGGAAAGTGGACTGGGTGTAACATGGAATCAATCGGTGATTTGATTGGTGAACATGCTACTTTGGAAAAAGACCTCAACACTTTCTATGATAAATTGTTAGAGGACACTAAGAAGTGTACTGAGAAAAAAATGCGTGATGCGATGAACTTTGTTCGTGACTATCACACTTATATCAATCGATTGAATGGATTACTTGTTGTTTTAAAATGAAAAAAGAATCTAAAATTTATGTTGCTGGCAACACTGGTCTAGTTGGATCTGCAATTGTTCGAAAGTTAAAGTCTGAAGGTTACGACAATATTGTTTCTTCACCACGGTCTCACTTCGATCTTAGAAAGCAATATGATGTTGAAAAATTTTTCAACAATAATAAACCAGAATATGTCTTTCTTGCTGCTGCTAGATGTGGTGGTATCTTTGATAATCTAAATTATCCTGTTGATTATCTTTTGGATAATTTGAATATTCAATCTAACATTATTTCAATGGCACATAAGTATGGTGTTAAGAAACTGATGTTCTTTGCGTCTTCATGTATCTATCCTAAGAATGTGCAGATGCCAATCAAGGAAGATGACTTGTTGCGTGGTGAACTTGAGCCCACTAATGAAGCATACTCTATTGCTAAGATTGCTGGCATCAAACTCTGTGAAGCATATCGTAGACAACACAAGGTAGATTTTATTTCAGTAAATCCTTGTAATATCTATGGTCCTGGAGATAAGGTTCATCCCTTGAAAGGTCATGTGATGTCTTGCCTGATTTATAAGTTCTGGAAAGCAAAGCGTGAAAATCTTCCTACTGTTGAATGTTTTGGTGATGGTTCCCCTAAGAGAGAATTCCTTTATGTGGATGACCTGGCAGACGCCTCACTCTACTTAATGAATAAGGATACTTCTGAAACGGATACTCTTATTAATATTGGAACTGGAACTGAAATCAGTATTAAGGAGATTGCTGAACTTATCTCTGATGTGTTAGAATATGATGGTGAGATTCATTGGGATACTTCTAAACCAAATGGTGCTCTCCGTAGAATTCTTGATGTCTCTAAAGTAAATGCTCTTGGATGGGAAGCAAAAACTTCTCTGATTGAGGGAATTAAAAAAGTTATTTGTGATTTGGATGAGCGTTATGGCTGAGTGGAAACTTATGGAAGATGCGATTACACTTCGTGATCGCATGAAAATGGCATGGTTTTTGCTGACTAGTAATCGCCTTACCAATGGTACTAAAGTAAGAGAATTTGAAAAACAGTGGTCTGAGTGGTTGGGAGTAGATTACTCTTTGTATGTTTCTAGTGGAAGTACTGCTAACTCTCTTTTAGTTGCTGCTGTCAAAGAACTCTATAATCTCCAAGATGGTGACAAGGTTCTTGTTCCTGCTACTACTTGGATGACTAATGTAGCACCAATTATCCAAAACAATCTAGAACCAATCTTTTGTGATATCAATCTAAAGAATTTCTCATTTGATCTTGAAGAAGCAGAATATATTGCTACGCAGCATGATATCAAAGCAGTCTTTGTTACTCACCTGATTGGTCTTTCCTCAGATGTTGAAGGTATCCAGAATATCTTTCCTAACGCAATCATTATGGAAGATGTTTGTGAGTCTCATGGAGTAACATCTTCTAGTGGTGTAAAACGTGGAACTCAACATGCTGGAGGTACATTTAGTTTTTATTTTGGTCATCATATGACTACCATTGAAGGTGGTATGGTTTGTACCAATAATTCGGAACTCTATGATTTGATGAGATTGAAGAGATCTCATGGAATGGCGAGAGAATCCGAACTTTATTTCCCTCAGTACGCATCTCAGAATCCTGATATTGATCCATCATTCTTATTTGTAACTGATGGATATAACTTCCGCAATCATGAAGTCTGTGCCGTTCTTGGTCTTTCTCAACTCAAGAGACTTACGAAGAACATTGAAATTCGTCGTGAAAACTTCGATTATTATTACCAACGTCTGAGTGAGATGGACAAGTTCTACATTCCACAATATCAGTTTGGCAATAGTAGTTTCTCTTTTCCAATTATCTCAAGATACAGTAGTATTGAACCGCTCAAAAAAATGCTCAAGGACAATAATATTGAGTATCGTCCTATTATCAGTGGCAACTTGTTGAGACATCCTGCCTTCAAGAAGTATGAACTCTGTACCAGACGAGCATTATCTAATGTAGAAATTCTTCATAAGCAAGGACTCTATGTTGGTAATAGTCAGTTTGTTACTAATAAGCAAATTGATCTTCTCTTTAATATCTTGGAGGAATATGTTAAGTTTTAATATGTTAGGCAATATGGGACATCTTGGTAATCAGATGTTCCAGTATGCCTCTTTGAGGGGTATTGCCAAGAAACATGGGTATGATATGTGTATCTGCCCAAGACAATATGTTGGTTCTCAAATTCCAGTAAAGAATAGTATTCTTGATTGTTTTGATCTTGATACTAAACTAGAACTTGCTGGACATAAAGTAGTTTCTGAGAGTTCATTTGCTTTTGATGAAAACTTATTTGAGAACTGTCCTGATGGCATTGACCTTCATGGGTACTTTCAAAGTGAAAAGTATTTCAGTCATATCAAAGAGGATATCCAAAAAGAATTTACCTTCAAAAAAGAGATTTCGGCACCTGCTAAAGAATTATTTGAAAGTGTATTTGGGGAACAAGAAGTCATCTCACTTCATATTCGCAGAGGTGATTATGTTCTGAATCCAAATCATCCAGTTCAACCTCTTGAATATTATGAGAAAGCACTTAATATGCTTCCAGAGTCTTCTCCGGTTTTAATTTTCTCTGATGATTCTGAATGGTGTAATCAACAAGAACTATTCAGTGCCGATAGATTTACTGTATCGGAAGGAAATGATGCCTTCACCGATTTGTTCTTACAGAGCCAATGTACATATCACATTATCTGTAATAGTTCATTCAGTTGGTGGGGAGCATGGTTGGCAAATAGTAAAAAAGTTATCGCTCCTAAAAATTGGTTTGGTGGACAGTGCTCTAAGCACGATACATCTGATCTTTATTGTCCTAGTTGGAAAGTAATATGAAACTACAAACTTTTATCTTCAACTGGAATAGAGTTAATAGTGAAGTTGAGAAAATGTATACTCAACTTCAAGAGGCAGGTATTGATGCCACCGTTATCAATTCAACCGACAATGAGCGCGATGGTTGGTTGAATGTTGGTGATGACTATTGGTGCTATGGTCAAACTTACACAGCATTCAACAACTTTGACTACAATAATGATTATCTGAATATTATTTTTGGTGACGTTGAGTATGATGATTATGTTCATCTTGTAAATAGAACTAAAGAAGTATTGGAGTCTATCGATAACATTGGTGTCTTCGCACCAGATTATTCCAATAAGGAAAAATGTTGGTGGACTACAGAAGAAACGACTGTAGATTACTATGATGATGAGAATGGAATTGAGTTTGATGACGACAGAATCGTAGCATCAACAATATGTGACTTCTTTTGTATCGCTATTCACCGTGACTTGGTTGTTCAGTATAAGAGATTCTTAGATCATTTTGTTTCTATTCATGAAGACTTTCCTTTCTGGAAAGGTAATGGTTGGGGTACAGGAACGATTGTATGCATCTTGGCACACCTTTCCGGTATGTTAGTCTGTAGAGACAAAGAACTGGTTGTAGGTCATACTGATGTAACTGGTGGAGATGTTACTCTTACTGGAAAGTATTTTAATATCCTTATGGAAGAATACAAAGAATATATTGGTGACCTTGCACCAGTATTTCAAAGTAAGAGAGATATTATTGTTGCTCGCTGTGGTAAAGCGGGTGGAGGTAGAGTTCCTACTACACTCAAACGTCTCTGGGCAGTCCAATAAATATAAAAAAATAAGAAATCATGTTTGATTATCTAATTGAAAAAATTGAGAAGGCGGAGTTTATACACGAACCTTTTCCACACCTAGACATTCAAGACTTCTTGTCTGAAGAACACTTCAATTTGATTCTGAACCAAGAGCAGATTCATTTTGATCCTGTAGAAACAGACCAACAACTTCATGATAAGTTGTTAGGTAGTGGATGGATTATCCATCATCATGCGGGATGTGTCGGTAATTGGACGGAATATCTTGCTTATAAGAATGGTCTTGCTAAGTATAGTGCTGCGGAACCAGTTCAAGGTGCTGGTATTACTTTCCGTCTGAAAAAGTATGATGACCCAACAATTCAGGCACTTGTTGAGTGGATGAATGGTGATGTGTTTCATGATGCTCTGAGAAGAAAATTTAATTTTGAGGATAGCAAGGAGACAAAAATTCTATCTGCTATTCAAAAGAATCTCTCACATTATGAGATTTCTCCACATCCAGATATTAGACAAAAGGCATTAACTTACCTTCTTAATATCAATAGAGATGAAACAATCGACGCAGCAGATTGCCATACTCATCTACTAGAATTCAAACCAGAATACAAGTACATACAGGATATTTGGACAGTCAGACATGATCTTAACACCTGTTGGGTTCCTTGGGACTGGTGTAATACTGTAAAGAGAACAAACGTTAATAACTCCATTGTTATCTTTAAACCCGCTGTCAATCCACCAACTCTTCATGGAATTAAGTTGGATTTTGATCACTTACAGTACCAAAGAACTCAAATCTATGGTAATCTAGTCTATAAAAATCCACCTAAACCCACTTATACTGTCTATACAGAATACGTTTGATATGAAAAAATATGCTGTGTTGGGATACGACACCATCAACATTGGTGACGATATCCAGAGTTTTATTGCCTCTACATTGGTAAAACCTTCTTATATTGTTATGAGAGACAATTATGAAGAAGTTTATGATTTTGAGAGTGGTGAGCGTGTTGAGTTAACCGAAGAAGTTCATCTCATCATGAATGGTTGGTTCATGCATGGTGCTGACTGGATTGGTCCTACGAAGACCATGCATAATGTCAAGTTTCCATACAAGAATGACTTGATTATTCCCTTATTCATTTCTACTTGTCTTTCTCCAGATTGTCCAGAACTCTTTGAGGAAGAGTCAATTGAATACCTAAAAGCAAACTCTCCTATTCTTTGTAGAGACAAAACAACAATGGAGATGCTTGAGGAGAGGGGTATTGAAGTTGAGTTCTCTGGTTGTATTACAGCAACTCTTGATATTGAAAATGTTCCTGATAGCTCAGAATATGAGAAAGAGTATGCTGGAAAGACATTATTTGTTCATGGAGATGACTTATTCAGATTTCAGGACATCATTCCCAACAAACAACCTTTGATTATTAACCAATATATTCAAGAGTTGAAAGACATCAATCCTAAAGAAAGGATTGATGCTGCTGGTGATCTTCTTAGTCAATACAAGTATGCTGATAAGATTTACACCACTAGACTTCACTGTTTGCTTCCTGCTAGAGCAATGGGATTGAATGTGGAGTTTGTTACGGCAGATGGTAAAGACTGCTATCGAACTAAAGATCTCTTAGAAGGTTCAATGGGAAAGGAAGAACTTAAAGAAAAATTTTATGAGGTGATTGGACAATGAAAATTTGTATTTTGAATATTGCTACGAACAAATATATTCAGTTTGTAGAACAACTTCTGGGATCCGTAGAAGAGAACTTCCTGAACGGGCATGATATTTCTGCTCTTGTTTTTACCAATCATGAAATGGAGGAGACTTCTGATAATGTAAGAATCTGTCAGATTGAGCATGAGCCTTGGCCAATTCCAACTCTGAAACGGTATCATTACTTTGTGAAGGAGAAAGAATATCTTTCTCAGTTTGATTACATCTATTATATGGATGTGGATATGCGAATCGAAGGAAAGGTCGGTGATGAAATCTTTGGTGATTTAGTTGCCACGCAACATCCAGGATTCTGGTGGAAGGACAAGTCTCAATACAGTTATGAGCGTCGCCCACAATCCACAGCATATATTCCTGATGGTGAAGGAGATATGTACTATGCTGGTGGATTTAATGGTGGAAAACCAGAACACTTCCTGAAGATGGCACAGACTATCGTTGATAATGTTAATAAAGACTTTGAGAATGGTCTAGTTGCTGTTTGGCACGATGAGTCACATATGAATCGATACCTTGCTTCTAATCCACCTACTCTTGCTCTGAATCCTTCATATTGTTATCCAGAAAACGTTCGTGTTAATCCTCAAGGTTGGCATGTTCCATTTGAACCAAAGATTGTTGCTTTGGATAAAAATCATGCGGAGGTGAGAAGTGAAAGTTAAATTGACTGATATTCCAGTTTACTATGTAAATCTGGAAGGTGAGGATGAAAAAAGAAAACATACAGAATCCATGCTCAAGAATCTTGGATTCAAGTATGTTGAAAGATTTAATGCTATTAGACATGAAGCAGGAAGAATTATTGGATGTGCTAGATCGCACTACGAAATACTAAGTAAGAAAATTGAGCCACCTTTTATTATCTTAGAAGATGATTGTGCTGTTAATCGAAAATTCAAACCTGTAGTTGAGGTACCTGATAATGCTGATGCTCTTTACCTAGGAATTTCTCATTGGGGTAGATACATTGGACACTCTGGTCCATTTGTACATACTACAAAGGTTAATAATGAGATTGTAAGAGTTCATAATATGTTGGCAACTCATGCAATCTTGTACTACACAAAGGAGTATGTTGATATTTGTCGCAGAGTAGCATATCATCATGGATATGAAATAGAAGACCATCTTGATATTGGATTTGCTGAGATACACAAATTTTATAATGTATATTCTTTTGATGAACCAATTTTCCGTCAATATGAATGGAGTGCTGTAACAACAGGAAGAATCAGTGAAAACTCTTACAATGGTAGAAAAGGAAAAGTTTTGTATGATGCAGTCTTGTCAGATGAGGAAAGTTACTATAGAATAGGTAATACTCAATTCATATCTCCAATCAAACATTTAATTATGAAAAGAGATGTGACTGGAATACCTGGAATGTTTTTGCCTACTAAAATTTTATGAAGTCATTGGTAACGGGTGGTGCGGGATTTATTGGATCCAATTTAGTAGATACTTTATTGGGTATCGGACATACTGTTGTATGTGTTGATAATGAAAGTTCTGACGCACATGATAAACCTTATTGGAATAAAGAAGCGATTAATATTCGTGGAGACATCAGAGATTATATTCTGATGTCTTCTGCTATGGAAGGTGTTGACTATGTTTTTCACCTAGCAGCAGAAGCACGTATCCAACCTTCTATTGAAAATCCAATTAATGCTGTAAGCATTAATGATCTTGGTACAGCAACTGTTCTTCAGTGTGCTAGAGAGAATCAGGTGAAGAAGTTTATGTTTTCTTCTACCTCTGCTGCTTACGGTAGAAATCCTTCTCCAAACGTAGAAACTCAACAACCAGATGCTTTGAATCCATATTCAGTGACAAAACTGAATGGAGAGAATCTTTGTAAGATGTATACTGAACTGTTTGGACTTCGAACAGTTATCTTTAGGTATTTCAATGTATATGGTCCTAGACAACCAGTTAGGGGTCAGTATGCTCCTGTTCTTGGTATCTTTAAAAGACAGAAGGAATCTGGAGAAAAACTAACCATTGTGGGTGATGGTAATCAAAAGCGTGATTTCGTTCATGTTGAAGATGTTGCAAGAGCAAATGTGATGGCAGCACTTGCCGACCCGTCTGGGGATGTATATGGTGAAGTTTACAATGTTGGTACAGGAATAAACTTTTCCGTTAATGAGATTGCTGAAATGTTCCAACATCCCAAAACTTATATTGCTCCTAGACCTGGTGAAGCAAGGGTGAGTCTTGCTAATAACCAAAAAATTAGAAACACATTTGGGTGGAGTCCCACTCATGATCTTGAAAAGTGGGTGACAAGTCAGCAATGAAAACTGATATTTTTATCTTCGGGTTTAATAGACCTGACCTTCTAACTCCTCAAATTAAATCTCTTAGGAAACGTATAAAAAGCGATTACACTATAAATGTAGTTTGTGATTATAGAAATCTTGATTATATTGGTGAGTTTTCAAAGATTTGTTATGATGAGAGAGTACCTTTTCATCCACATAGATCTGAGCAACAGGTAGTTCCTAGCGCATATCACGGTGCTTCTGTTACTTGGGCATATAATACAATTATGCTCAAAGAATGTTCTGACTATGTTTTCTTGCTAGATCATGATATGTTTCTTATTGATGATTTTGATATTGAAGACTATATGAGTGATTGTGATATATCTGGATTGTCCCAAACAAGAGGTAGCACCAGATATGTTTGGCCAGGTCTCATGATTATGGATATGCGAAAAGTCAAGCAATATCAGTTTGATTTTATGCCTTGTATCGTTGATGGTCATCCTCTAGATACGGGAGGTGGAAACTATCCATTAGTGGAAAATTTAAAATTTAAACCAACAGACTGTCAATATCCTGATACATTTAATGGTATAAATTTACTTGAGAATGATGATGGTTATGGATTTGAACTTCATTTAAATCAGAAGTTTGTTCACTTTAGAAACGCATCTTCTTGGCACAATCAATACAATATTGACAAGTCTTCTTCGAAGAATGAAGTCATTAAAATTATCACCGAATCTTTTGAGTAATGGATAAGAACAAGGCAGCATACAAACTGAAAGGACTTCCTCCCGTTTATGTTATCAATTTAGATGACAAACCAGACCGTTGGAAATTTATGGAAGACCAGTTTAAATACTGGGAAGTAGAAAACTATGAGCGTATTTCTGCTTACGATGGTAGAGGTGACAATGATCTTAGTGAAATTTTAAAAGGTAAGTATCCTGACCAGATGACCTCTGGTGAAGTTGGATGTACTACATCACACTTAAAAGCATTGAAAAGATTCCTTGAGACTGATGCTCCTTGTGCTCTCATCATGGAAGATGATTGTGATATTGGAACTGCTTTCCACTGGGGATTCTCTTGGAAAGACTTCTTTGCCAAAGTTCCTTACGATTATGATGTAGTTCAACTTGCTATTATCAATCCCGCCTCTATTACAGTTCAACTCCATAAGAGATTTGTCAATGACTTCTCTACTGCTTGCTATCTCATTACTAGACGCCATGCACAGAAGTTGATAGACCTTCACTGTCGTGGAGACAAGTATAAACTCGATCAGGGCATGAAACCCCGCGCTGTTGCTGATGATTTGATTTACAATTCAGGTAACACATTTGCTATGCCTCTGTTTCTCTATAAGATTGCCTTAGGATCAGACATCCATGACATTCATGTTGATGTATTCCATAAGAGTAGTCATGACGGTATGTGGGAGTTTTGGCGTAGTGGATCCACGAATGTTGAAGATTGGAATATAATGTTCGACTACAATCCATATGCTGGGCGTTTGCCACCTGGATTTGAAGGTAAGTAATTATACTCATAATGTTATGATATCCGAACAAAGGGGGCTTGACGCCCTCTTTATTTTTGCTATATAATGTAACAGTTCTTAATAAAACGCAAATGACTGTAACAACTAACGAGCATGGTCAACAGAATATGTTTGCTGTTGAACCCGCAATGTATATGACTGATGAGGATCGTGCTAAGTATGGTCTGGAGTCTCACAATGAGCGTGCCGAAAAACTGAATGGTCGTGTTGCCATGCTTGGTTTTGCTGCTGCGGTCATTTCGTATGTAACCACTGGCAGTGTGTTCTTTTTCGGTGCCTTCGGCATTTGACAATGGTACAGATTTGCTTTACAATCACTAGTATCGCCTTCTTCGTTTTGTTGGCGTATTCCGTAGAACAACTAGCAGAAACTTATTAAAAAAATGTCTTATAACATTACTCTCCGCTCTCCTGACGGTACTGAAAACACCATCACCTGTGATTCTGATCAATATATTCTTGATGCCGCTGAAGAGCAGGGTGTTGATATGAACTACTCCTGTCGTGCTGGTGCTTGTTCTTCTTGTGCTGGTAAGATTGTTTCCGGTACTGTTGATCAAGGTGACCAATCTTTCCTGGATGATGATCAAATTGATGCAGGATTTGTTTTGACCTGTGTCGCTTATCCTACTAGTGATTGTGTGATTGAAACCGATCAAGAGGAAAATCTTTACTGATGGCAAAGTTCTATCTTTTCTCAAAAGAATCCTGCGGTCCTTGTCGTTTAGTTGACAAGTACATTAATGCTCTTGGAGACGAAAGAACCAATATTATTGAAAAGATTGATCTTGAAGATGTGAGTGATACACCTATTCCTCAAAAAAATCTTGACCTTGCCAAAACATATGGTGTGACAGCTACACCAGTTCTTATCGTTACTGATGAAACTGGTTTGAAAGTCGCAGAGTATGTTGGTGGGGTTCCTATTACAAAAAATATTAAAGAAACATTTGATAAGTATTATGACTAAACGAGTTCCCGAAGTAACTTTCAAGACCCGTATTGATGGTGACTGGGCAGATCTCACCACTGCTGACATTTTTACTGGAAAGCGTGTGGTTGTATTCTCTCTGCCTGGTGCATTCACTCCCACTTGCTCCTCATTCCAACTTCCTGGTTATGAAGCATTCTATGATATGATTCGTGAACAAGGTGTTGATGAAATCTATTGTATTTCTGTCAATGATTCTTTTGTTATGAATGCTTGGTTCAAGGATCAACAAATTGAAAAAGTAAAAGCAATCCCTGATGGGAGTGGTGAATTTACTCACGCTATGGGTATGTCTGTCAATAAGGCAAACCTAGGTTTCGGTTTCCGTTCCTGGCGTTATGCTATGGTAGTGAATGATGGTGAGATTGAAATGCTGTTTGAGGAACCTGGCAAGGTGGGTAACTGCCCTGTCGATCCTTATGAAGTGAGTGATCCTGAAACAGTACTTAACTATCTCAAAACTAATGTCGAATCCTAATCAACTCTACGAGGACATGGAAAAACTCAATGCTCTCTATGAAGAGTTGTGTTGGGACCATAGTGATGAACTAGTCTTCACCCACGACGGTGAAGAGATTATTATTTACAACAAAACAAAACAGGAGAACGAACAATGAACGAACGCGCAGAACGTATTAATGGTTGGGCAGCAATGATTGGTGTCATTGCCGCAATGGGATCTTATGCCGCCACAGGTCAACTGATTCCTGGTATTTGGTGATGTTGTTATTTGCTACTTGCCTCTTAGGTGCCTTTATTATTGGATCCCTACTTGGTGATGCAGATGCAGATGATGACGATGATCAGGGTGGTGGGATGTTGATTCCCGCTTATAACCCTATCTAAATATTTCAAGGAAGTCAGAAGAGATTCTGACTTTTTTTGTGCCTAATTTTATGAAAGTAGCTGTAGTCGGAAGTGGAACAGGCGGATTAGTTTCCGCGATGGTCATGTGCTCAAGGTCTCCTGTGGATTTGGAGGTCGATTTAATACATGACCCAAATTCTCCCATCATTGGTGTGGGGGAGAGTCTTTCGCATGACTTTGTTCAGTTACTAAGAGGATCTCTACAGTTCCAATTTCCTTTTGATATGAAGGAAATAAATGCCACAACCAAACATGGTGTTGCCCTTGTGGATTGGTGTGAGACTCAGAACTTTCCTGAGAGTCTCAATGGATATCTTTCTCTTTCCTGCCAAGGAGTTCACGCTGACACATATTCGTGGAGACCATTTGTACTTCCTAGACTCAAACATTATTGGGGACACAAGTTCAAGGAAGTCCATGGTGTAGTTAAAAATATCTGGCAGGATTCTTCTGGTGCTTACGTATCTCTTGGGGATGAAGTTCTCAAATACAACTACGTTATAGATTGTAGAGGTATACCACAGGAATTTGATGATACATATGAGAGCCCAGAATCGATTGTAATCAATTCTGTTATCATAAACGTCTGTGATAAACCAGGCGATTGGGAATGGACCTATCACATCGCTCATCCAAATGGATGGATGTTTGGTATCCCAGTTAGTAATAGGAGCAGTTGGGGATATCTATACAACAATAAGGTCACCACTGAAGAGGAAGCGATAAAAGACTCGCATAGATTCTTGCGGGAACATAGAATTCCCAGAGCCCACATCGATTATGATAAGTTGAGGGACAATGTAAAATCATTTTCTTGGCCTCATTATCACTCTAAAAAATTTGTTGATGGAAAAATTTTAAGGAATGGAAATGCACTCTATACATATGAACCTCTTCATGGATATGGAGTTCCTTTGTATACAACTCTTGCTACCATGGCCATAGATTATTTTAATTATGATCTAGAAGAAGATGAGTTAAATGGTCAGTATCAAAAGTATTTGCATTCATTCCGAGACTTTATTGCTTTCCATTATCACAGAGGAAGTATTCACAAGACTCCTTTCTGGGAATGGGCTTCTGAAGTATCTATGAACCAAGTCCAAGGATCTGAGTTCATGAAGATCTGTATGTCTAAGGACTTTACTTTAGAGGGAGCGGTACAGATGGATGACACTTGGACTACATCACCCATTGCTCATCCAATGTTTATCTGGGAACTCGATGCTGTGTTTGACTTTGGATACTTCAAACACATGCCTGGACTTGCACATAAGTGTACCCAATGTGTTCTATAAGGAACTTAAATCCCCAAAACCCAAGGCTTGACACCAAAATAGGTTCGGGTTATACTAAATAAGTCAACGGGTTAAGGAATGTAACGTTTCTTATACCAGTCGTAACACTTGTGGAAACGGGTCTAACCACCTTACCGAGGCTACGCAAGTAAAATACGCCTCTTATATCTCTGTCTGAGGGTGACAGAGAAATAAGTACCTCCACCATTTCCCTGATGGACTTACTTACTTTTTCAAAACAATGACTGCTACTCTTTCACGTCAAAAACAATCGAATACTTGGGAACAATTCTGCAACTGGGTCACCAGCACTGACAATCGTCTGTATGTTGGTTGGTTCGGAGTCCTCATGATTCCTTGCCTTCTCGCTGCTACTACTTGTTTCATCATCGCCTTCATCGGTGCTCCCCCTGTGGACATCGACGGCATCCGCGAACCCGTTGCTGGTTCTCTCATGTATGGTAACAACATCATCTCTGGTGCTGTTATTCCTTCTTCTAATGCAATTGGTCTCCACTTCTATCCCATCTGGGAAGCAGCCTCTCTGGATGAGTGGCTCTACAATGGTGGTCCTTTCCAACTCGTAGTCTTCCACTTCCTCATCGGCATCTATGCATACATGGGCCGTGAGTGGGAACTTTCCTACCGTCTTGGTATGCGTCCTTGGATCTGTGTTGCTTACTCTGCACCTGTCGCAGCAGCATCCGCAGTCTTCCTGGTTTATCCTTTCGGTCAAGGTTCTTTCTCTGATGCAATGCCCCTGGGCATTAGTGGTACTTTCAACTACATGCTTGTCTTCCAGGCAGAACACAACATCCTGATGCACCCCTTCCACATGCTGGGCGTCGCTGGTGTCTTCGGTGGTTCTCTGTTCAGTGCAATGCACGGTTCTCTGGTTACCTCTTCGCTGGTTCGTGAGACCACCGAAAATGAGTCCCAGAACTATGGTTACAAGTTTGGTCAAGAAGAAGAGACCTATAACATTGTTGCCGCACACGGTTACTTCGGTCGTTTGATCTTCCAATACGCTTCCTTCAACAACTCCCGTTCGCTGCACTTCTTCCTCGCAGCATGGCCTGTTGTCGGTATCTGGTTCACTGCACTGGGTGTTAGCACCATGGCATTCAACCTGAACGGTTTCAACTTCAACCAGTCGGTCATCGACTCTCAAGGTCGTGTCCTGAACACCTGGGCTGATGTCCTCAACCGTGCAAACCTCGGTATGGAAGTAATGCACGAGCGTAACGCTCACAACTTCCCTCTTGACCTTGCAGCTGCAGAGTCTACTCCTGTTGCACTCACCGCACCTGCTGTTGGTTGATTTAAAACTGAATAACTGTTATAATGGGAGGGTCGAGAGACCCTCTTTTTTTATGCACGGAAAACTAGATCCAGAAGAACATGTTATGGGAGACAATGAAACAGTAAGAGATCCTGCTAAAGAATGGCCTAATCCCTGGTTGGGACAACTAGGTTCCGCTATCGCTGATCTTGGATGGGAACCTGGAGATGATATCCACGTAGAGATTGGTGGCATGTCTGTCTATGGTATTGACGGTGCTGGAACTAAATGGGCACCACTAAAGGGAACAGTTAAATATAACAAGGATGCTTTTATTGTAATTAAGAACCGTAGTCGAAGTCCTTTTGTTCCATCACAACCTCCAGAGAGTGTATAGTTTCTGGATCCACCTAGTAGCATTCTTCCAAGTTGTCGTGATGAATTGTATTCAACCTGTCAACTGGAAGTATTGCTATCGGGTGGACCAGTGGTTGATTCCAGATCTTGTAGAAGGATATGAGATCTGGTCAGGCAAAACGCATCCTTATCAAAACGAAAAGGACTACCTGAACCGTGTACAGGGAACCACATCTACAGAAGAAGAGTGATGAGTGTGCTGCATTGTGGCGCATTTGGTATGAATTGTATTTGGAAAAAGATCCGTTATCAAAACCAGCTAGAAAGGCATGGTGTAAGTGTGCGGATGAACTTGGTCAGATGGTAAGTGATGAAGTCAAAACAAACCCTAGATATAGGGATATAAAGAAGATATAGATAGAGTAGTTGCAAATACCTAATGAAATTCTTTTTTGCACTTCTAGCTACAATGTTTTTTGCACTTCCTGCATGGGCTGTAGATGTCCAAATGGGTGCAAATGGTAATCTAGTTTTTGAACCTGCTGAGGTATCCATTGCCGCAGGAGAATCAGTCCACTTCATCAACAACATGCTCCCTCCCCACAACGTAGTGGTAGAGGATCATCCAGAACTATCACACGAAGCTCTCGCTATGTTACCAGGCGAAGACTTTGAATTGACATTCCCAGAGGCAGGAGATTATACTTACTGGTGTGGTCCCCACAAGGGTGCAGGTATGATCGGAACCGTTCATGTCTCATAACCACAACTATGAACCTATGCCTGCCTGGGTTGCTTGGGCAGGTGTAGGACTGATGATCTTTACGGTCATCATTTTTGTTGTTTTTACTCTTAGTGTAATGTACTTTGGATAACATGGAGCACTTATTTGTTTTTGCATTTGCTCTGTTGTTGACTACAGCAATGGAAGCAACCTTTCCCGTCAAGAAACCTAAATGATGAACCACGCTGATCACTCAACCTACGAACACATTATTCATATGTTACTCTGTTGCATTGCTGGTCTAGGTATCGGCACCCTGGCAGTCTGGGGATACCAAAAAATTAAAGAATCTAAAAATCATAATCCGTGATTAGTTCAGAAACTCCAGATAAGTTGAGGTCGATTATCCATGATACTTGGCCTCAACTTTTTTATCTTAAGAAGGAACCAGTTGGTATTGTTTCCTATTGACAAGTTATGTAAAGTTGTGTAAACTAAATATGAGAAGTAACTGAGAGGTATTTTTTTGGCTTCATCTACTCTATCACTACCACGTTCAAATGGAGGTTGGTTCGATGTCCTCGATGATTGGCTTAAGCGTGATCGGTTTGTTTTTGTCGGTTGGTCTGGCCTTCTCCTTTTCCCTACAGCTTATCTCGCTCTTGGCGGTTGGCTTACAGGAACCACCTTTGCTACCAGTTGGTACACCCACGGCATTGCGAGTTCATATCTTGAGGGGTGTAACTTTCTTACTGCTGCTGTTTCTACTCCTGCTGATGCTCTCGGACATTCTCTCCTACTCCTATGGGGTCCTGAAGCTCAGGGAGATTTCGTCCGCTGGATCCAACTTGGGGGACTCTGGCCTTTTGTGGCGCTCCACGGAGCCTTTGCTCTCATAGGTTTCATGCTTCGGCAGTTTGAAATCGCACGTCTCGTCGGTATCCGTCCTTACAATGCAATTGCTTTTTCAGGTCCTATTGCTGTATTTGTCTCTGTGTTTCTTATGTACCCTCTGGGACAGTCGTCGTGGTTCTTCGCGCCGTCGTTCGGGGTCGCAGCGATCTTCCGCTTCCTCCTCTTCCTTCAGGGGTTCCACAACTGGACGTTGAATCCCTTCCACATGATGGGAGTTGCTGGTATACTGGGAGGAGCACTGCTCTGTGCTATCCATGGTGCAACAGTTGAGAACACTCTTTATGAAGACAGCGAACAGTCAAACACTTTCAAAGCTTTTGAACCTACCCAGGAAGAGGAAACGTATTCCATGGTTACAGCAAATCGTTTTTGGTCGCAGATTTTCGGTATTGCATTCAGCAATAAGCGTTGGCTCCATTTCTTTATGTTGTTTGTTCCTGTTATGGGACTTTGGACCAGCAGCATTGGTATTATTGGTCTTGCACTTAATCTTAGAGCTTACGATTTTGTATCACAAGAGATCAGAGCAGCAGAGGATCCTGAATTTGAGACGTTCTATACGAAGAATATCCTCCTCAATGAAGGACTCCGTGCCTGGATGGCTCCAGTAGACCAACCACATGAGAACTTTGTGTTCCCAGAGGAAGTATTACCTAGGGGCAACGCACTCTAAACTTTATTGGGATTCTTAATAAAAACAATTTATTAAGAAAACAACTAAACCACTTCCCAAACTGTCATATCACCTCTCCACAGGGGTGATTTTTTATTGTATAATATTCTCATAGTCAATCAGGCAACATGACCTACGAAGCAGAAGTTCAATTCAAGTTTGATGCAACCTTCACACCAACCTATGGGACATCCTCCTGGACTGATGATGATTTTATCCCTGAAGAACATTATAAAATCACTGCACCAGCAGCAGACCTTAACGCCAAACAGTATTTCAAACTTTTTGAAAAGTTTCTCCTCTGTGTAGGAATGGATCCTGCTTCTATTCGTAGTGGTGCTATGTCATTGGTATTCAATGACTATGTGCGTGAGGAAGATCAGCGTAAGGTCTGTAAAGAGTATGAACTCACCATGGATGAAGACCTTGAGAAGAAGTACCAAGAGTTTATGAAGCGTGATGCAGAATGGACACGTCTGAAGAAAGGTCCTATGGACACTGTTGAGTATACTGAAGAACAAGTACAACAAATGAATCTTGAAAATGGACTGTAAACCTTATCCTGACGCAATGTTTGAAGAAGCACAGCGGAGAGAAACCATGAACAAACACTGGGATGTAATGAACAAGTTGGAAGAATCTTTCTCCAACATCAACTCTATTAGTTTCATGTTAGAAGAACTGACTGAAGCAATGGATAACAATCGCATGGATGCTGCTCATGACATTGCACATGCACTAAATGCTTTCCTTCCAGTTTATACTGACAACTGGGATCGAAACTTCAAGAAAGCATGGGATCAAGTTGTTAAAGAAGTATGATTGTTCCTATTGTTGGTTGTATCTTAGCTGGTTGTCTACAAGATGTGCCAGTGGTTATAGGTCGTGATCCTGTAATCTATCACCTTAGCAACAAACAACCTGCTAAGATTGACAAGTCTCAATATTCCTGTTATGTTGAAGGGAAGTTCTACACATCATGTCCCAAATGAAACTCATTCAATTCGGCATCCGTGAAGATTATGGTAAGGAGTATTATATGACGATCCTTACTACAAAGAACTACTCCCTACTTCAGATGTCATTTGATGTTGGTGAGTATGGTAATTGGATTGAGTTTCCTTATCTTCAAATCACTATGGGATATGGTAAACTATTCTCATTCCTATTCTCTCTTGGTAAGTTGGGATTCACTTTTGACATTGCTGGTCGTAACTGGAGAGATGAATTGTTTTATGCCTCAAGAGATTACATGGAGTTAAAAAATGACTGAAAAACAAATGACTAACTGGCCCTACAATCATAGACACACAACTGAACTCTGGGATATTGCTGCTGAGATCCTCTCAGAACTGTCCCGTAGAGATGAGGTAACGTATCAAGTAAGAGCAACCCCTGAATCTGTCAAAGCAAAGGTAGAATCACTATGAGTATCCCACATTTCAAATCTCAACACGACTGGGAAGCATTTACCCAAATCTTTGATAGTCAGTGGCATTGTAAGAAAGCACTGCTGGATCGTGTCAAAGATGATATGTTCCCCAATACATCCTGGAACGGACTTACCTCAAAGTCCATTGAAGTTATTAATGACATCGTACAAAATCTCCTGTATGATGTTGATCGCAAGTTCAAAGAAACTCACCAGGACTATAAGACTGAGGATGATGAGTTGTTCATCCCTTACCGTTCCTTCAAGGAGAATGTGCTGGAGGCATTGAATGAAGCACTCACACCCTATGAGTTGCAATATAAGAATGAGTGTCCTCCTTGTGATACACTTGCTTGTGCTGACCATTTAACTGATGAGTAATGAAAAAGCGTGATGCGGTGTGGATCTGCCGTCGTATGATGAAGATTTGGCATCCAGAGTTCCGTGGTGACGTGGGTGCCAAACAAAAATACTGGACTATATTTCTTGACATTCTGTACGAACAAGGTAATATAGATAAAGAAGATCATTCTACTTGGTCCTGCCCTTTCAAATAACATGAAAGAATTTGATTATGAACTCCCTTATGAGGAACTTGACTTCACGGATCCAGAAATTCGTGGACTTTATCGTATTGGAAGGGGAGAACAAGGGGTTCTATTGGTACGCCCTTATACAAACGATATTTGTGCTCACTGGCGATTCGTAGATGAAGAAGCTGCTACTAAGAGTTCTAATAAAATATACGAAATGTTCTGTGAGTATAAATCGCGGAAAGATTTCATTGGAATGGACATGGCGAGAAAGTTCCTTGAGATGGGATTCACTCGTGCCAGACGGTATGCCAATCACTCTTCGGGACGGAAATATGCAGAAAATGGGAGTGTATCTCCCTGCGAGGAAGATTGCCTCACGAATGTCAAAGCAAAAGCGGCCGCGGTCTTCAAAGTAATCAGGGACAAAGCCGCATACGATCCTACATATCAAGAGATGCGTAAACAATGGAGAAGTCAGGAGTAAAAGATACTAGAGTGCCCCTAACGATTACTCTGGGTGTATTGGGATTGGGTGTGATTGCTATTATTGTGGGTGGTTATTTTCATGGTCATATGGATTTGCCCAAAGTATTATCTAACGCCTTCAAATGAAATTCACTTACGTCAGAGATAATCTTCTTACCGAGAAAGAGTGTGAAAGGATTATAAAAGTATTTCATATTGGCCATAAAGAACATACTCCTGGAGTAACTCAGGGGTCTTATGATATCGATAAAACACATAAAGATTCTCTAGATTGGTGCAAGAGTTTTAAACAACAAGATGGCGTAGACCTATTGTTGGAAGAAAAACTTTCCATCTTGAGATACGAGTACGAAAAACGACATCCATCTATTTCTCAATGCGAATCTTGGGATTTGTATCATGGATATAATATCCAAATGTACAACCCTGGCGGTGGTTTTAAGGGTTGGCACTGTGAACAAGGTGGATGGGGATCGTACCCAAATGAAGTGCAGGGTACTAATAGACTTGCTGTTTGGATGGTCTATCTTAATGACGTTCCCGATGGGGGAACCATGTTTATGGATCAGGAAACTACTATTGAGGCAAAGGTTGGACGTGCAGTTATGTGGCCTGCCTTCTGGACACACACTCACAAAAGTCAAGTATCCAACACACAAAAGAAATATATCGCAACTGGTTGGTATACGTTCAATTTGCCTTCCTTATAATTAATATTAGTAAGTACTTTTACTAATGCCTAGAGGACCTGTAGATAAACACGCATTACTTGCTCACATATACTCCATAAAGTTAGATCTGGACAAGGAAGACATCCCTGACTTGGAGAAATGGAAGGCACACGAATACCTTTCAAAGGTCATCGAAAAGATTATGGAGTATGGATATTGAGTGTTGCCAAAATTTGTTACAATACTATATAATATTGTAGTATTTCGTTACAAATTAGATGACCGTAACTAAAAATGAGTTTGGGCAAATGAATATGTTTGCCAAAGAACCTACGATGTACATGACCAAAGAGGCTATGGAGCGTTACGGTTATGAACCATACGCTGAGAAAGCCGAAAAAATGAATGGTCGTGCTGCAATGATTGGGTTCGTTTTCGCAGTCCTGTCTTACGCAACCACAGGAAATCTTTTCTTTGGTCTGGTCTGATGACTGAACTTCTTTTCACTGCAACCAGTGTAGCATTCTTTGTGCTACTTGGTTATTCTGTAGAAAAACTTTCTGAAACTTATTAAGTAAACTAGGAGAAAACAAATGAACGAAAGAGCAGAACGTATTAATGGTTGGGCAGCAATGCTCGGTATCATGGCAGCAATGGGATCCTATGCCGTGACTGGTCAACTGATTCCTGGAGTATGGTGATGTTACTCCTAGCAGTTATGATGCTGGGGGCCTGGATATTAATCTCCACTGCTGGTAACAGTGATATTGATGATGACGATGACTTTGATGGTGGAATGATGCAACCAGTTTACAATCATCAATAAATAATGTACAATAGAAATTTGATATTTTGTTATGACCAACGAGAACGCTTTGTGGGAAGACATGAGAAAACTCAATGCTCTCTATGAAGAACTTTGTTGGGGGCATGACGATGAATTAGTTTTCACACATGATGGTGAAGAGATCATCGTCTATAACAAAACAAAACAAGAAGCTCAAAACAAATCCGAGCTTTGATTCCTAAAATGGTCGGAAAAAATTTCCGGCCATTTTTTTGTTGGCCAGGTTCACTATGAGAATTGCTGTCATTGGTGGGGGAACTGGAGGACTAGTCACTGCAATGGTGATGTGTTCCAGATCTCCAGAGAATTTAAAAGTAGATCTCATCCATGATCCCAACTCACCTATTATTGGTGTGGGAGAAACACTAGCGCATGATTTTGTTCAACTTTTAAGGGGAGCATTACAGTTTCAGTTTCCCTTTGATATGGAACAAATCAATGCAAGGACAAAATATGGACTCGCTCTGGTAGATTGGAGAGAGTCGCATGATTTTCCTGCGAGTCTTAATGGATATCTTTCTAATTCATGTCAGGGCATACATGCTGACACTTATGCATGGAGAGGTTTTGTTTTACCTAGACTGAAACATTACTGGGGACATAAGTTTAAAGAAGTTCATGGTACTGTAGATAGGTTTTGGCAGGACTCTAGAAGGGCATACCTCTCTATGGATGGAGAGACGCACGAATATCATTATATTATTGACTGTAGAGGTATTCCGACTGAACTGGATGATACTTTTGATCAACCAGAGTCCATTACAGTCAATTCTGTTATTATTAATGTATGCGATAAACCTGGAGATTGGGATTGGACATATCACATTGCTCATCCTAACGGTTGGATGTTTGGTATTCCAGTAAGTTACAGGAGCACTTGGGGATATCTCTATAACAATAAGATCACTACAAAAGAAGAGGCCATTGAGGACTCACATAGATTCCTTAGAGAACATAGGATTCCTAGACAACATATTGATTACGATAAACTTAGAGATAACGTAAAGTCTTTTAGTTGGCCTCATTATCACTCGAAGAAGTTTGCTGATAGAAGAATTCTGAGAAATGGAAATGCTCTCTATACATATGAACCTCTTCATGGATATGGAGTTCCTCTCTATACAACTCTTGCCACTTTAGCGATTGATTATTTTACATATGATATGTCAGAGAATGAATTGAATGATCAGTACACTGCATATCTAAGTTCATTCCGAGATCTTATCGCTTTCCATTATCACAAGGGTAGTATTCATGATACTTCTTTCTGGAGGTGGGCATCAGAAGTCTCCTCAAAACAAATCGAAAATTCCGAATGGATGAGAATATGCCTTGCAGATAACTTTACTCTGGAAGGTGCTGTTCAGATGGATGACACTTGGACCACCGCACCCATTGCCCATCCAATGTTTATCTGGGAACTTGATAGGGTTATGAACTTTGGATACTTTGAACATCTCCCAGAACTCGCTCATGTATGTCCTACCTGTAAGTAGAAATACTCAAATTTTCCCCCTTGACAGGAAAACCGTACCGTGTTAATATAAATACATCAACAAGTTAAGGAATGTAAAGTTCCTTAAAAAAGTTGTTACATCCCTGCCGCTTGACGGAGGCTAGGCAGGGTTACCAATCCGCCTCTCATATCCCAGTCTGAGGGTGACTGGGAAATAAGTACCTCCACCATTTCCCTGATGGATCTACTTACTTTTTTTCAAAACAATGACTGCTACACTTTCACGTCAAAAACAATCGAATACTTGGGAACAGTTCTGCGAGTGGGTCACCAGCACCGACAACCGCCTCTATGTGGGTTGGTTCGGCGTTCTGATGATTCCCTGCCTGCTGGCTGCTACGACTTGTTTCATTATCGCCTTCATCGGTGCTCCCCCTGTGGACATCGACGGCATCCGCGAACCAGTTGCTGGTTCTCTCATGTATGGTAATAACATCATCTCTGGTGCTGTTATCCCTTCTTCTAACGCCATTGGTCTTCACTTCTACCCCATCTGGGAAGCTGCTTCCCTTGATGAATGGCTTTACAACGGTGGTCCTTTCCAACTCGTTGTCTTCCACTTCCTGATCGGCATCTATGCCTATATGGGTCGTGAGTGGGAACTTTCTTACCGTCTTGGTATGCGTCCTTGGATCTGCGTTGCATACTCTGCTCCTGTCGCTGCAGCGAGTGCAGTGTTCCTGGTCTATCCTTTCGGTCAAGGTTCTTTCTCTGATGCGATGCCCCTGGGTATCAGTGGTACTTTCAACTACATGCTTGTCTTCCAGGCAGAACACAACATCCTGATGCACCCCTTCCACATGCTGGGTGTCGCTGGTGTCTTCGGTGGTTCTCTGTTCAGTGCTATGCACGGTTCTCTGGTTACCTCTTCGCTGGTTCGTGAAACCACCGAAACTGAGTCCCAGAACTATGGATACAAGTTCGGTCAAGAAGAAGAGACCTATAACATTGTTGCTGCACACGGTTACTTTGGTCGTCTGATCTTCCAGTATGCTTCTTTCAATAATAGCCGTTCTCTTCACTTCTTCCTTGCTGCTTGGCCAGTGGTCGGTATCTGGTTTACTGCTCTTGGTGTTAGCACTATGGCATTTAACCTGAATGGTTTCAACTTCAACCAGTCTATCGTTGATAGTCAGGGCAAAGTGATCAACACTTGGGCTGACGTTCTCAACCGTGCTGGTCTGGGTATGGAAGTGATGCACGAGAGGAACGCACACAATTTCCCTCTGGATCTTGCTGCTGCTGAGTCCACTCCTGTTGCACTCACCGCACCTGCAATCGGTTGATACTAGGATTCCTAATAAACGACGTTTATTAAGAAAACAACTAAGGGGACTTCGGTCCCCTTTCTTTTTCTCTGCATATGTAAAGATATGATAACTTCA